GGGTGTGATGTAACAACGTAGCGTTCGTTCATCACTTTCATTGGGTTGTGTAAAGTGAACATAGTGTTCCTTTCGTTTGTAGGTATGCTCATAGCATAGCATAGGGGTCTGACAATTTTCTGGTGATTCTCGTGATTTCTTAGTAATACCTTAATTAATTTTTGGCAACGACACGCCCGAGCACCTTTCGGTGGCTCTGTCAAGCTGCACTGCCCCTGTAGATAATCCAGATCAGGGCTTGCATAACTCTAGGTGTCATTTTCATTTCGCTTGCAATAATTCTAACAGCCTCAGATAATTCTCGGTATTGTGTTTTGTTAGGTGCGTTAGTGTCTAGCCCTGCTGCATAACACATCCACACATCAATTGTTACGGCATCATCATCACCTGCGATTGCTCTTGCGAATGCATTTGTCTTTTGACCTTTAAGTGCATCAAAACCAATTTCTTGTGATTGTTGTGCCATGCGTAGATTATTCTTTAAACCTTTTGGTTCACCTCCATGAGCAAACTCTAACGCTTGCACCATGTTGCGATTCCAACGTTGACGTGGTGAGAATGATGAAATAACACTAGCGGTATTTTCTAATGTAACGCTAATACCTCGTGATTGGTAAATTCTGATTAGATCACTAGCCAACAATTCTGCATCTGCATACCATTGCGTTGCTTGTTCAATTTGTGCAGGTGTTGCGGTCTTAGCAATGTTGCGGTATAGAGTTGTGTATGTCATGTCGTTCTCATTTCTTAGTAGGTATCTCTGATACTAGCACAAGGGTGTGACAATTTTGGTGATATTTCCAGTGTTATTTTAATCGTGTCGTAATTGACTTCTAGGCTAAAATGGGCTCGGGCAAAAAAATCTGGAATGTCAAGCGACACCCCAGCTTTTTTATTTTAATTTTCAATCGGTGTAATTAGAAACTAAACCAATTACAACAAGGCTAAGAATTATCATCAAAAGTATTTCCAATTTATTTTTCCTGTCCGATTAAAAAAATAAAACTTGCAAGGGATAAAATTAAAATCCAAGAATAAAAACTATTCATCACACACCTACCGCATCTAAAAACTTTTGCTCATCAAAGTTTGGATTATCGCTTGCAAATAAATCTGCAAAATCTTCTGCGATACTTTTTACAAGTGATGAAATTAAAATGTTGTCTTGTCCTGCTTCTGCATAAGAATTAAAAATCTTTGCAGTTGCTATGTAGTCTTTGCGTGTCATCATTTATTTTCCTGCCTTTGCATTTTGAAAGAATTGTAGTTCAAGTTTTTGTTCTTGAGTTTTCTTGTCTAGTAATTTCTGAACGTCATCAACTGACTTTTCCCATTCAATTGAAACACTTAGAATGGCTGAAAGCACAACGTGTTCATTTGTGTTTAGCATTGGATACTTTGCACTTTGCAAAGCCTTGTAAGACTCTAGAAAGTCTTTGGTGTTTAGTGTAGTCATTGTGACCACCTTTCGTTTTTGTTAGTTTGTTAAGTTGATACTATCAGAGAGGTCTGACAGTTTTTAGTGACCTAATCTGTCGCAACTGGTTAGGTCTTGCTCTACATAGTAGACACAATAGCCACAGATAGATTCATCACAGGCAGGGCAGGATTTCCACTCTGACCACTCATCACAGTTTTCGCATCTATTCATTAGTAGCAACTCCCTGCGGTACAGTGTGCAAGTGAATGACCGATACTACGCTTACCCTTGTAAAGGCAGTTATCGTGAGAGATGAAAGGCATCTCACCTTTAGCCATAGCAGATTGGCAAATCTCACATTCGTCATAGTAGCGAATGGTGTTTAGGAATGTGTTACCCATTGGGGTAGTCACTTCCTCTATTATCTCTAAGTAAGTCATAGTGACCTCTTTCTTTTTGTTTAGTAGTTTTACTTTAGCATAAGGGTCTGACAGTTTTACCCGTAGACACGCTTAGTCAATTCTTTAATTTTGATTTCCCAATACTCAACCATAATTTGGTGGGCAGGGAATTGCAGGGCAGTTTCTTTAGCAATTTCTAATTCCTTGTAAGCATCTACTAGCAGGAATGAATTTTTTAATTTAGTGTAAGCCATTTTGGTCTACCTTTCGTTTTGTTCTATGCTTTCAGCATACACTAGAGGTCTGACAATTTTGCTCATTTAGGGGTGTGTCTTAGGTTAACATTAGGTTAACAATAATCCACAGGTTATCCACAGCTTATGCTGTCAAGTAGACACGCCGTAGTTTATAAAATTGTTATAATATTCTCGTGATTTCCAGTGAGATTTTTAATGCATCTTAATTGCGACACGCCCGAAACAGTCGGGCACGTTTTCCACAGGTTATACACATGTGTATAACGTTATCCACAGGTCTGTGTATAAGTTGTGGATAAGTAGTGTGGTGTACATCACAAAAAATAATTAGAGAAACACGCCCCAAATGGCAGAAATTGTCAGTGGGGTATGCTAACTTTAGAGTATTAGATAAAAGAAAGGGTAGTTAAATGTTAACTATTACTAAGCAAGAAATTTGCGAATGGTGCGAAATGGCATCAGCCCTACAGACTGTAAAAGTTGTAGGTTTTGAAGAATACACACACAATGTGTGTGTAGATTGCCTACAGGCAACCGATTGCCTAATCGTGGAATTCTGCGAGGATTGCGGTTGGTATGAACACGAGGGCGTGGATTGCGAATACGCCCTATGCGATACCTGCGGTGAGAGTGCTGACTGTTTCTGCTGAAACTGTCAGACCTCCCTGCTAGATTAAAACTACCTACTAAAAGAAAGGCTAATCAAATGAATGAATTAGCATTAGAACAAATCACTAAGGCAACCTGCCTTGTGTGCGGTGATAAGTTAGCACCGTTTGAAATTGAATCCGCTATCTGCATTATGTGTGAGGACTAATTATGTTTCTATTCAACCTGCAAGCCCCATTGGTATTCATTGCGGTATTCTCATTACCTGCACTATTGCTTGAATTGCAATTACTAGTTATCGGAATTAGTTTCGTCACCCCTGCCTTGATGTTAGCAACGCTTATCCTAGGAATTGTTTCAGGAATCGGTGCTTGGCTTTGCGAAGTGTTTGGATAGGAATTATTTTGGAAACCTTGCTAGGAATTATTTTGTTACTAGTTGTTCTAGGAATCATCTCAAGATAAAAAGCTTCAAAAGTTAGTGAGTCTTATGGGCTCACTACTTTTTTTTGCAATTCTTTCAAAAAACGTGTACCATACAAAATAAAATATCATTAACATTTTCTCAAAATAAGACCTGCAAATACTTTGCAATAAGATTTTGGGGGTTAGATCTGAAATTAGCATAAGCTACACCTTATGTAAAATATAAAATTACATTTACATTTGATAGATTATATATATGTGACCTACATCACATAATTATGTAACAGGAATGTAACAAATAGGTAACAAAATGGTAACTTTAATAAAAATCGGGGTAAAATATATATACACATTGCCTTATGGGATGTGAATCTAACTCGCTTAAAAGGAGCAAAAAATGAAATATACAACAACATGGGCAAATGACCCATACATGATCGGATGGGAAAGCTTTTTCCCAAAGCTAGAAACTTTAGCAAAGACAAATGCAACTAGCTTTCCTCCATATAACGTCAGAAAAATAGATGATAGTAACTTTGTTATTGAATTGGCGGTAGCTGGATATAACAAGTCAAATCTAACCATTACAGAAGAAGATTGCTGTGTGACAGTAGAAGGAGAGCTTCCTGATACAGATGGTGAATACTTACATAAAGGAATCGCTGGTAGAAAGTTCACAAGAACATTTTCTCTAGCAGAATACATGGTTACAAAAGAATGTCATCTTGTTGATGGAATGCTATTTATTTCAATTGAAAAGGTTATTCCAGAAGAAAAGAAACCTAAGTCTATTGCTATTAATGATTTCAAAAATCCTAAAAAGGGATAGCAAGAGGTCCTAAGCATGACCATAAACTGCTTATTTTTATTTTTAAAAAATCGGGGTAGACAGAAAAACTTCTGTTTGCCTATATAAAGCAATAGCTTTAATTGGCTACATCATCCTGATTATCTATATCTCCTACTAGAGATGGCAATGGAGACATTAAATGTCCTTGACGATGTAATTCCATGATTTTCAAAGCATCTTCACCTTTACCTTGAGCATCACATAATAGGATTAATAGATCATATATTCGCCCAAGCATAATGTAATTTATAAGCCCTGGATTTTCATTCATATCGTTACTCATGTTATCAATTATACCTCCTATAGCCATCGTGTGGCTTTATACCGAGTTTTAATGATATATGTGAGTATGTGGGTTCTCTTTTCGCCACGACCGCCGAGCTGCATATATCTATTTTATTAAAAGCCAAAAACAATTTATTTTTTATCAGCCAACAAAGCCAATTATAAAATTATTTTTTATCAGTAGTAAAAGCCGATTATAAATTTTTTATAACAATATAAAAATTTTTTAAAATTTATCTTTTATTTTTGAAAAAGCCGTGTATAATGTAATATATATATTATTAAAGAATATCTCTTTATACTTATATTAAATATTAAATATATTTAATATATAATATATATAACGTATATATAGATAAATTATACAAACAGAAAAGGAATAAGTCAATGACTTTATCAAAAGAAAACCTAGCAATTATCCAGTCTTATGGACGCTCATTTTTGGGTGCAGCAATTGCTCTATATTTAGCTGGCGTTACTGATCCATACTTGTATCTTAATGCTCTTGTAGCTGCTATTGCACCAGTTGCTATTCGTTACTTCAATAAGAACGATATTGCATTTGGTAAGATCTCAGGAAAATCAACTCCTGATGAAGTTGCTGCTGAAGTAACTAAGGCAGTTAAAGCTGCTACAAAGAAAGCACCAACAAAGGCACCAGCCAAAAAATCCACAGCAAAGAAGACTACCTCAAAGTAGTCTTTTTGGAAGTGTATAATTAAATATGGTCGCCAACGAAATACTAATGATGTTAGCTGCTACAATTACAGCAATTGGAGTAATTACTGTTGGTCTATATAAAGCTACTAAACTAGTTAAAAGATTTATACACTTCCTTGATGATTATTTTGGAGAAGAAGAAAGACCAGGATTTGATGGTCGTCCTGGACTGCAAGAAAGATTAAAGTTTATGGAAGAAGAAATTGCTTGCATATCCTTTGAAATGAGACCTAATCATGGCACATCAATTAAAGATGCTATTGGTCGTATTGAATACCGCTTAGACAAACTAGAAAATAAGTAGGAAATTTGAAAATCTCAATTAATAATTGTGACTCTAAAGTTCACACTGGATTTGGACATGCTACATTAAAGTTACTATCTAATATTCCTAAGACTGGTCATAGCGTTCTTATGGATCGTCCCTCCCAATTTGAAATGACATTTGCTCACCCACAATTTTATAATTTTAAAAATCCTGATGCATATAAAATTGGATATACCGCTTGGGAATCAACTGAGCTAAAAGAGGGATGGCTAGACCACCTTGATTTAATTGACGAATTATGGGTACCAAATGAATTTGCTAAATCTGTATTTGAGCCTAAGATAGACAAACCAGTGTATGTATTCCATCACGGTGTTGATGAAAAATTTTCTCCTAAAAAAAGAGAAGACGATGGAATATTAAAGTTTTTACATATGGGATACCCAGCTTTTAGGAAAAACCTTCATGAAACTATTGAGGCATTTCTAGATTTATATCAAGGTCGCAGAGATGTTACATTAACTATAAAATCTTATGGTGGGTATAGTGTTCCAGAAATTAATGAGCCAAATATTAAAGTAATTGAAAAAACAACAAACTATGATGACCTGGTTAAGATTATGCACGAGCATGATGTTTTGCTATATCCTTCTTGGGGTGAGGGATTTGGCTTAATTCCTTTACAAGCTCTTGCCACAGGTATGCCAGTTATTCTTACAAGTGGATGGGCAGACTATGATTACTATATGCCAGATCTTGTTGTTAATTCAAAACTAACATATAATCCTTGGCAACAAACCCATCCTGGAAAAATGTTTAAGCCTGACTTTGAACACTTTAAAGAATTAATAAAGTATGCAGAAAATAATATAAATATGTTAAGAGATAGACATTATGACACTGCGTTTAATATTCATAAAAACTGGAGCTGGGAAAAGGTCGTAAAGGATCATTTTGATTCTGTTGAATCCCGTTTAGTGGTATAATCTAAATATGCCTACGTTAGATTCAGTAACCATTGAGGTGTTAAATACACTAGATCAAATATCTATAGATCCTGTTGAATCCACCTCCATTATCCAACTTGAAGAAAACTCTCCAAATCTTGTGGTTGAACTTTCAACAGTTGATCCAGCAAGCCTTGTTAAATCAGTAAATGGTAGAACTGGTAACGTAGTCATAAACTATTCAGATATTGCTGGTGCACCAGATTGGGCAACCACGAATGGTTCTTCAAATGCTGCCCCAGTAAATCAAGTACGTTTTGTTTATACGCAAAACGCTCCAGCAAATCAATGGACAATTAACCATAACCTTGGTTTTTTCCCCAATATTACCGTCCTAGACAATCAAAACAGATTACTAGAAGTACACATAGAGTATTTGAATACAAACACTGCTAGAATAGTTATGAACAGTGCATGTAGTGGTGTAGCTTACCTCACTTAATGTCTGAATTTTAAAAAATAGGGAATGAATAAAAATGGCAGAAAAACTGTTTACAGTAGATCTTAACCTTGGTAATAACAAGGCAAAGAATTTTAGACTTGAGGATTTTTCAAATAATCCTTCATCAGACTTACAATCAGCTAGAGTAATATACTTTACTGGTACAGGTAGTGATCAAAACCACCTTAGAGTATACAATGGCTCTGCTTGGAAAACACTTGCCTACACCGATGACGTTCCTACAATCTCTATCTCACTTGATGCCCCAGATCTATTTACAGTATCTGGTTCCCCTGCTAACGCATCAGGTACGCTGGCATTTGAATGGAATACATCAGCAGTTAACACTGTTCTTGCTGGTCCATCAACTGGATCAACAGCAGCTATCCCAACATTTAGATCTCTTGTTGCTGCAGACATTCCAAATATCACATCAGGTAAGATTTCAGACTTTAGTGAAGCAGTAGCAGACACTATTGGTGCAATGGTTACAAGCAATACCGAAAATGGAATCTCTGTAACCTACCAAGATGATGACAACACACTGGACTTTGACGTAGCAGATTTCTCAATCACACTTTCTGGTGATGTTTCAGGTTCTGGAACAGTAACAAATCTTGGTAACGTAGAAATTACAACAGCAGTTGCAGATAATTCACACGATCATACAACGGGTAACATAACTGGAATCCAAGAATATGTAGAAGACACCGCTTCCTCAATGATCACTTCAGCTACACACGATGGAGTATCCGTATCATATACAGATGGTGCTGGTGCTGGAACCCTAGCCTTTACCAATACTGATAAAGGTTCTTCCCAAAATATCTTTAAGACAATTGCCGTTTCTGGTCAAACAGACGTAGTTGCAGATTCCAATACTGATACATTAACTTTTGCAGGAAGTACTGGATTAGATATAACAACAAATGCAACATCAGACACAGTTACATTTACTAACTCTGGTGTAACAAGCATTACTGGAACTGCAAATGAAATTCAATTAAACGCTACTGGAGTTGGTCCATACACTGGAGCAGTTACAGTTGGTCTTCCTGATAACGTAACAATTACTGGAAAACTTACAGTAAGTGGCGACTTACAGGTTGACGGAACAACAACAACACTCAATACAGAAACATTACTAGTTGAAGATAATATTGTTACTCTTAACAGCAATGTTACAGGTAGCCCAACAACCAACTCAGGTATTGAAGTTGAGCGTGGAACTTCAGATAATGCAACACTTATCTGGAACGAATCAACTGACAAGTGGACAGCAGGTATTGCTGGTGCTGAAGTTGCAATTGCTCGTAAGTATGTTACAACAACAACTGGAACAACTCACACCATTACACATAATCTTGCAACTCAAGATGTAACAGTTAATTGCTGGTTAGCAGGTGCTCAGGTAGAGGCTGCAATTGTAGTAACTGATGCAAACACCGTAACAGTAACAACAAATAGTTCAATTACAGACCTTAAGACGGTAGTGGTTGGCTAATGCTTCCAGGTTTTAAGCCATTAAAGCTTTACAGGGGAGATACTTTTTCATTTAGATTAACTCTAAATGCTGGTAATACAGCATATGACATTACAGGTCATACTTTTATTTGTCAAATCAAAGAAAAAGGAAAGTCTACTGTTGTAGCAACACTTAACTCTACAATAGAAGATGCTAATGATGGAATTTTACTTTTAACATTACCAGCATCAGAATCATCTAAGCTTGTTGGCGGTAGAAAATATGTTTATGATATTGAAATGAATAATGCTGGTAACAAGCAAACTATTGTTAATGGTCCAATAATTGTAGTTTCAGACGTTAGCTCATAAATTTTTTATTTACAAGCTTTATGTATTTAGACATTTTTTCTCCTGGTCTAATTTTATATGAACAAGCTAGACACATAAATACTACATCTTCATTTTCATCAACCCAAGATACAAGATTTAAATGATCCTTATCATTTAAACATACAATGGGTTTAGCAAATCCGTATCCTACTATTTTAATATATCTGTGTGCTTCTTGAATTGTTAACATTGAATAATTCTATCACACTTGACCACTAACGCTAGTTGATGTACAATAGTTACACCCCACATTTTGGGGTAATAATATTTTAACGGAGAGATGAAAAAATGACAGTTTTACCAACAGCCTACCAGCAGGTTATCCACAAGACACGATATGCAAGATGGATGGAGTCTGAAAATCGTAGAGAAAACTGGAGTGAAACTGTAGACAGATACATTGACTATATTTTTGAGGCAGTAGCTAAGCATAATAGTTTTAATCTTGATGATAAAACTAAGTCAAGCATCAGACAGGCAATTCTAGAAACAAAAGTAATGCCATCCATGCGAGGTCTTATGACTGCAGGTCCTGCACTAGATCGTGACAGCACATGCCTTTATAACTGCTCCTATCTTCCAGTAGATTCTCTCCGATCTTTTGATGAAGCTATGTATATTCTTATGTGTGGAACAGGCGTAGGCTACTCTGTTGAGTCTAGATATGTAAATCAGTTACCAGAAGTATCAGAACATTTTGAGACAACAGATACAACAATTGTTGTAGAAGACTCAAAAGCAGGTTGGGCTCGCTCCCTAAAAGAATTACTTGCATTGTTATGGCAAGGTCAGGTTCCATCTTGGGATATGTCTGGAGTTCGTCCAGCAGGTGCACGTCTAAAAACATTTGGTGGTCGTGCATCAGGTCCAGATCCACTAGATCGTTTATTTAAATTTTCTGTATCGCTTATTAAGGGAGCAGCAGGTCGTAAACTTACACCACTAGAGGCTCACGACTTAATGTGCAAGATTGCAGAAGTAGTTGTTGTTGGCGGTGTTCGCCGTTCAGCGATGATCTCGCTATCAGACTTAGAAGACCGAAACATGGCAGCAGCTAAGTCAGGTTCCTGGTGGGAATATAGCGGTCAAAGAGCACTTGCCAACAACTCTGCAGTATATAATACAAAGCCAACTATGGAAGTTTTCATGGATGAATGGAAAGCACTATATGATTCAAAGTCTGGAGAGCGTGGTATCTTTAGTCGTGAAGCAGCACAAAAAGTTGCATCAAAGAATGGTCGTAGAGATCATGCCGTAGACTTTGGAACAAATCCATGTTCTGAAATCATTCTTCGTCCTTATCAGTTTTGCAACCTAACAGAGGTAATTGTTAGAGATACTGACACACTAGAAGAACTAAAAGAAAAAGTTGAACTTGCAACAATTCTTGGAACCTTCCAGTCTTCATTTACTAGGTTTAAGTATCTAAGAAAAATCTGGCAGAAGAACTCAGAGGAAGAAAGATTACTTGGTGTATCTTTGACAGGTCAGCTATCACACCCCGTTCTAAATGGCTCACAGGGCGTAGAAAAGCTATCTCAGTGGCTAGATGAGCTTAGAGAATATTCTGTAGTAGTAAATGAAAAATGGGCTAAGAAAATTGGAATTAATCCAGCAGCAGCAATTACATGTGTTAAGCCTTCTGGAACAGTATCACAACTTGTTAACGCTTCTTCAGGTATGCATCCTTGGCATTCACAGTATTATGCTCGCACTATTCGTGGAGATATGAAAGATCCAATTACAGCATTCCTTGTTGATATGGGAATTAAGCACGAGCCAGATGTAATGAAGCCAAATGATACAATGGTCTTTACTTTTCCAATTGCAGCACCAGAAGGTGCAAGACTTAGACAGGATTTAACTGCAGTTCAGCATTTAGATATTTGGCTTACATATCAACGTCACTGGGCAGAGCATAAGCCTTCAATTACAGTATCTGTAAAAGAAAATGAATGGATGGCGGTAGGTGCTTGGGTATTTGAACATATTGATGAAATGTCAGGCGTATCATTTTTGCCTTATTCAGAGCACACTTATCAGCAAGCCCCATATCAAGAAGTTACTAAGTCAGAGTATGAAGCACTACTTTCAGAGACTCCAAAAGATCTTGACTGGAAATGGTTAGAGATTTATGAGACATTTGATGGAACTACTAGTGTTCAAGACTTAGCTTGCGTTGCAGGAGCTTGTGATATCACGGATATCTCTCAGCCTGTATAATGTATAAGAGGTTATAATGTCTTATTCTGCTTTTATTTTTGTTGATTCACCAGAGTGTATTTGGTCTTTAGAGGAACAAAGCGGTACAGACGTATTACCAGATAATTTTGTTACAGATCCTTTATACAACGGAGTATATAATACCTCTAAAATATCTAGATCTAGTGTTCCAATTACTATAGATGGCAAAGCATCAATTTATAACTCTCCAACAGCAACTCCTGGAGATACGCTATTTACAATACCGTCAATAGATATATTTGGCTCCGCAAAAACTACAACCCCATATACATTAGAGTTTTGGATGAATTTAGGAATAGATGAGACTACCATACCAGATACAATATCTGGAAGAATGGGAGAATCAAAAATTGTTGGATTTACTGGTTCAACTGAGACTGGCTTATATATAAGAGATTTAGACTATTTGGTATTCAAGTTTGGAGATACTGGAAAAACCATATATGAGTCGTCAGTTCATGTTCCAGACTTTAATACACCACTTCATATTGCAATGATTTATTATACAGATTCAATTCAAATAATTGTTAATGGTACAGAGGGTAATAGGCAAATATTTTTTGATAATCCTTTAGGTTCATATGAACAAAGAAATATTGAGTTTAAATTTCCATCAAAAATATCAGCAGATGCAGTAAATTTTTCAAGAATAAATTATGACACTATTGCTATTTATAGGCATTCACTAGATTCTTCAGTATTAAAAAGACACTATGTTTATGGGTTAGGAAAGGATGTTCCAGGAGTTCTTATAAAAAGTTTAGCTGGAACCCAATACGGAGTAAATCTTCAAAAAACTTTACCACAAAAACAAATAAGATATTTTAATAGAGCCTCATGGACAAATAACGTAATATTTAATAATCTATCAATAAACGATTATACTGTTTCTACAAAAAAATTTAATGCCCCAAATTTTTCTATATTTAGATCAGGATACACCCCAACTGAAAAAGATATGATAAATTCTTCAAACGAAATTTTCTTTCCTGAAAACTATTTTTCTTATGTTGAAATTCCAAATTATGAAGGTATTACTGGGGGCTCTACAAAAAAGGTTGAGGCAAAACTTTCAATTGGAGCATCACATAATAACACCTCCGTAGAACAGACGTTGATGCACGTTTCTTCAAGAACAAATCCATCTAAATATATATCATTTAGAATGGTTAACAGGGTTATTTCTTTTTATACTTCTAATGCTCCAACAACAGCATTATTTACATACACAGTGCCAGGTACTGGGGCAGCATCTTTCATTCTCTCCTACTATGTTGACGGTGGAACTATATACGCAAAAATATTAGGATCTTCAACAAGTGCTTCTGGGTCTATTTCAGCAAATCAATTATTTCCTATGCAAGATGCGTATATTAGATTTGGTAGCGAACCAGCATTTTTTGGAACACAGGTTCCAGCAAACATACTGCCATCAGATATTAAAAGATTTGATGGGTCATTACTACAGGTAGATATCTATAACTCAAACCAGGCAACAGCTAATTTTTCAAGCTATCCGACAAGACAACAGTCATCTATGTATCAAATGTATGTAGATAGTAAAACTAAAAAACACTGTATTGCAACATCTGGAACATTTAGCTTTAACATATCATTGCTTGATCTGGCAACCTACTCAAATTTAGGAATATTATGTAATAACATAGATTTAGCTATTAAATCAATAGTTGGGTCAGCAGCAACAAAAATAAAGTATAGTTTAGTCAGGGTTTCTAATGGCGTTGAGACAGTAATTGAATCTAATAAAGATTTAAGAAATATACACCTTCCAAAAGTTAATTCTGCCTATAAGGTAGAAGAGCTTATATATAAGGTTACTGGAACCCTATATTCAAGTGATACAAATAATTATCCAGGAGTGCTGGACTATATCTTAATTCAGTCTTACCCAACTAAACTAGATGGAACAAAGTCTTATTTAGAGGTTTCATCTGATAATGCAGGTGAAAACATTAGATATTACTCTGGTCAAACATCAAGCGTTAACAATCCATTTAAATATATGCCAGAGATTGATCAAACAACCGATATGCATAGATCTTTTTATACTGGATTTCCTGTTGGAACAATTGAGTCTGGAATATCTCCATATGCAATGATTCCTTTTAGTGTAAAAGATATTTCAACTACCAACCCAACAAATAAAATTTATTGTGTAATGTTTACTGGAATACCGTATACTGGAACTGTTTCAAACATAAAAGTATTAAAGATTGGAAGCGTAGAAATTTCTTTAGGATCACCTGAGCCATCGGGTGTAGAATTTTATATTAATGGTTTAAGGTATGATTCTGGAACTACCTATGATTTTTCAACTGCCACTCATTTTATTGTTAAGTTTACAGCAGGTGTTTCAACCCCTGCAGATATATATTTTGGATTTAACTCAACGGCATCTTTTTTCTTAGACAATATTTCGGTTTTTACAAAAAACCTTTCAACAAATGAAATAGCTGAATTATATGCAAAATTCTTTAGTTCTTTTCCAACAAAAGTTATAGCAGGTTATCCTTCATTTATTGTTGGAAGCATAAATAAAAGTATTCCATATCTTGGGGCAATAAATTTAAATGATAGGGAAGTGTCAGATGGTGTTAAGAAGTATCAGCCATTGTTTTCACAAACTGGATTCCATCCGCTTTCTTCTTGTCCAAATTTAGCCTCTACTGCAAATTTAGGAATTGTATCAGTTAGTGGATCAACATTTTCATTCACTTTTGGTATAAATAGAGATTTAATTAAAATGGATAACACTGAAATATTATTAAATGATTTAATTTTACTTAAGAATCAGTCTACGGCATCACAGAATGGAATATACTTAATTACGGCTAAAACTTCAACAGCCCTCACCCTAGTTAAACAAGCTGATCCAACTAATGGAAATTTAGTTTTTGTAAGGGGTGGAAATTCAAATAAAAACTACTATTTTCAAAAGAATTCAAACACTTATACAAAACAGGTAATACAGCCTAAAATAGTTTCTTATGATAAGGGAAGACCAAACATTACTCAGCCAATAACTTTTTAATACTACTTACCAATTATTGTTAAATATGGTATTATAGTGGTATGTCACAAAGAAAACAAAAGGTTGTTCCTGTAGAGAGCAACGCAGAATATGGTATTTATGTATGGAAGTTGCCCAACGGAAGGCTATTTCAAGACGATGATGGTAATACCCTGAACGTTCCGTCTGTAAAGTTTGATATCTCAAAGATGAAGTCGTTGTCAGAGGCTGCTGCCTATTATGGTCAACCAGATGGAACACCAGAGTTTATGGCAGGTGTTGGTAGGTCAACAGATGATCAGGCTAGAGAAGATATTCAAAGAATGGCAGAAGGTCTGACCCCTTATGGAGATACAGACAACTGGAGAGAGGTATTCCAAAAAAATGGAAGAAGTTAATATCAGTGGGGTGTCTATGGACACAACAAAATCGGAATCTATTTCTGGAAACTCCTCAGATGAGTTCAACTTTGATTCAGAGGAATTGCTAAAAAGCCTTGGTGGACTACATACAAATTTTAAAAGAAGTGCCAAAAGAAAGCTAGAAAAAGCAGATCAAAACTCCATTTCTGGAGACAACTCAGATTCTAAGCAGATTATTCCAGATAAGTATGGGTATGGTCTATTTGACGTAGTAGAACCAAACTATAACCTTTCTTCACTAGCAAAACTTTATGAAGTTTCTGCAGCTAATTTTGCTGCAATTAACGCAAAGGTTGCAAACATTGTTGGTCTTGGTTATAGCCTTGAGCCAACCTTAAAAGTTTTACAGATGATTGAAGATGTTGAAGATCCAACTCTTTTGTCAAAAAGACGCAGAAGAATTGATATAGTAAAGCAAGAAGTTCAAGAATGGTTGGAGTCAAGAAATGACGAAGACACCTTTACATCAACCCTTATTAAAGCTTATATTGACAAAGAAGCAACTGGAAATGGATACCTTGAAATTGGTCGTAAGGTAACTGGAGAGATTGGCTATATTGGTCACATACCTGCAGCAACAATTCGTATTCGCCGTCTTCGTGATGGATTTGTTCAGATTGTTCAAGGTAAAGCAGTATTCTTTAGAAACTTTCAGGACACATCACAGCCAAACCCATTTGGTGTAGATGCACGACCAAATGAAATTATTCACCTAAAAAGCTATACGCCAATGAATACATACTATGGAATTCCTGCAATTGTTGCAGCAAAAAATGCCATGGCAGGTACAGAGTTTGCATCAAGATTTAATCTTGAATACTTTGAGAATAAAGCAACTCCAAGATACATTTTCTGGGTTAAAGGTGCAAAGCTTTCTAAGGACGCAGAAACAAAGTTGTTTGAATTTTTCCAAAATAACCTTCGTGGTCAATCACATAGAACTCTTGTTGTTCCAATTCCTGGTGACGAAAATGGTCAAAAGATTGACGTAAAAATGGAAGCAGTAGAAGCAGGTGTGCAGGAAGGATCGTTTGATAAATATCGCAGATCAAACCTTAGCGAAGTTTTGATGGCACATCGTGTTCCTATTTCAAAGGTCGGTGCTGCTGAAAATATCTCACTTGCAAATGCTCGTGAAGCAGATAGAACCTTTAAAGATCAAGTATGTCGTCCAGAACAAGACGCACTTGAAAAGAGCATGAATAGAATTATTGCTGAAAAAACAGACATGTTTAAGCTTAAGTTTAATGAATTAACTCTTACAGATGAAGACACTCAGTCAAAAATTGACGAAAGATATCTTCGTATGCAGGTTATTTTACCCAATGAAGTTAGGTCTAGAAAAGGTATGACAGCCCTTCCAAATGGAGATGTTCCTGTTCAGTTAACAGCACAAGGTCGTGCAGAACAAGCAACTCAGGCTTCAGGAAATAGAAATAGAGATCAGCAAAGAGAAGCAAACACTGCAGATACTGGAACTGGTGCTAGAGTTCCTCAAGGCGAAGGCAGACAGCAAGCATAACACTATAATAACGAAAGTGTTATATAATTAAAATGTTATGGTAGATTTACAAAAGGCATCTCTTACTACCAACGGTCAACAGGTAACTTTGACCATGCCCATCTCTAAGGTGGACGTAGAAAAGAGAATCGTATCTGGTTTTGCGACCCTTGATAATGTTGATCGTCAGGGTGACAGAGTAACTGCTGAGGCATCCCAAAAAGCATTTGAAAACTTTAGAGGCAATGTTCGCCTCATGCATCAGCCAATTCCTGCAGGTAAAGTTGTTAACTTTAGAACAGAGTCGTTTTTTGACGCAGGAACAAACAAGCAATACAATGGCGTATACGTTGATGCCTATATTTCAAAGGGTGCTACCGATATCTGGGAAATGGTATTAGATGGCACTCTAACTGGTTTTTCAATTGGCGGTAACGTAAAAGACTCAGAACCAGTTCTTGATGCAGAATCACAATCTACCGTTAGAATTATTAAAGACTATGACTTAGTAGAGCTATCCCTTGTTGACTCACCTGCAAATCAACTTGCTAATATTTTTTCAATTCAAAAAGATCTACAAGGTGCATCAATTGCAGATGGTATTTTTAACAAGTCCAATATCCAGAATGTGTTCTGGTGCGAGACAGATGAGCTTGCATACACAGATGAAAATGAAGCACATGCGTGTGCAAATTGTGGAGATGACCTAAAATCAATCGGTTGGATTGATGAAGTTACACAAGAAAATGTTGCTAAAGCAGTATTTGCTATGATTAAGGCACAAAATGTTGTAACAAATGAAGAAACTCCAAACAAGTATGCAGATCAAAAAAAGAAATTTAAGTCAGATTTAGAGCAGGACAAGAAAAAGAAAAAAGAAGATAATGAGATGCATAAAGGCTCATATTCTGTTGGAGATTTTGTTCAATGGAACTCTTCAGGTGGAACTGCTCGTGGAAAGATAACAAGAGTAGTAAGCAATGGTAAAATTAATGTACCTAACTCTTCTGTAAGTGTTACTGGTACACCAGATGATCCTGCAGTAGTTATAACAGTTTATAGAAAAGAAGGAAACTCATGGAAACCAACAGATACAAAGGTTGGACATAAAATGAACACGCTAAGATCCTGGGCAGCAAAAGTTGCTAAATCCATTGGCGTAAACATAGGCTTACTACCAAATGAGGTAGTAAAAAAGGCAATTGAAACACAGTCAGTTGCCAACCAAATTATCAAAGGAGGTGTTGAAGTGGCTGAAAACACAGAAGACACAACAGTAGAAACTGTAGAAGAAGAAGTAACCGTTGATGAAGTAGTTGTTGAAGATGCTGAAGTATCAGAAGATACAGTAGTAGAAGAAGAACTTGCTAAGTCTGACGAAGTTTCTGAAGATGCAGAGGTTGCAGAAGCAGCCGAAGAAGTTACAGAAGAAGTAACTGAAGAACCTTCCACCGAAGATGGTGAGGCAACTGATATTGAAAAGGCTTTAAATGAAATTAAAGATTTTGTTGCAAGTACATTAGAAGGATCGGTAGCAAAGAACAATGAAACAATGATTGCTGTAACAAATACAGTAGCAGAAGTTACAAAGGCTTTGACTGACAAGATCTCAACAATTGAATCAAACAACGATGACCTAAATAAGGCACTAGCAGATATCACAAATGCAATCTCTTCTATCAACGGAAGAATGGAAGCTGTAGAAGAGGATACAGCAGTAAAGAAGTCTGGTGAATTGGAAAATTCTCCAGAGAAGACTACCACGATGAAAAAATCAGCGTGGGGTGGACGCTTCCTCGGCTCCGCAGAATACCTAAATTAAAAAATGAAAAGGCAGGTGAAATAAAAAAATGAGTGATAATATTATTGAAAAGGCTGCAGCAAGTGGTACAGTACTATCCCCACTAGAATCCCCAGGTGCTATGACAGCACAGGGTAACTCTAATGATAATGGTGGTGTACTAAACCCAGAGCAGTCACGACAGTTCATTGATTACATCTTTGATGAAATGGTTCTCGCTAATGATGGTCGCAAGGTCGTTATGAGAGCTAACACAATGGAATTGGATAAGGTTCGTGTTGGTTCACGTTTGGTTGCTAAGGCAACTCAGGCTGAGCAGACAGGTACTAATGCAGCTCCAGCGTTCACAAAGATTGAACTTACAACAACAAAGTTCCGTCTAGATTACGAACTTTCAACAGAATCCCTAGAGGATAACATTGAAGGCGAGCAGCTAGAAGATCACATTGTACGCTTGATGGCAACTCAGTTCGGAAACGACCTTGAGGATATTGCTATCAACGGTGCAGCAGGTGCAACATCTGGTTACTACCAGAGCACACTTAATGGATTCATTAAGCAGATTCGTGACACATCCTACTTGGGTGCACACGAAGCAGCAGCAGCAAAGGCTACAATGACTTCTCTATGGGATAACGGTGCAGCAGGAACAACAGCTCTATCGCTAGAAGCGATTGAAGCAGTTTACAATGCTCTACCTCGTAAGTTCAAGGCTCGCCGTCAGGATCTTAAGTTCTACATGAACTCCAAGCACCTACAAGAGCTTATCTCGGCACTTCGTAATATCGGTACAGTACCAGAAGCAGTAGCAACTCGTGTTATTGATGGACAGCTTCCACAAATTGGTGGACCAGCTGGAGCTCAGTACATGATCTTCGGTCTTCCAGTACTTGAAGTACCATTGTACCCAGATAATTACATTGATCTAACACTCCCAAGCAACAGAATCTGGGGCTTCCAGCGTGATGTAACCGTACATCGTGAATTCAAGCCAAAGAAGGACACAATGGAGTACACAGTATACGTCCGTATGGGTGTAGCTGTAGAAGAGAAGTCTGCTATTGCATACGCAGAACAGGCATAACTAATTCTCTACCAAAAACAGGGGCTGCTTTTTGCAGCCCCTGTTCTATTTCTAGTGTATAATTTATGATAGGAGGATTTTGTGTTTAAAGATAAAACAGTTTATGAATTAAAAACCATCTGCATGATGTATGATGTTGAGTACCCTACTGGTGCTAAAAAAGCAGATATTCTAAAGGCTATTGAAAGCTCAGGAATCACTATTGATCAGTATGAAAATGATTTAGAGTCACAAGTGTCATCAACAGATGCGGTTGAAGAAGTAAAAGAAGAAGTTGTTGTTATAGAAAAAGAATCTGTCAAGACAACCAAACAAGACTTTACACTATTGAAAATGATCCATCCAAGAGGGGCTTTAAATGTTGGAAATGGTGTAATTTTTACAATTGACCAGCCATATAAGTCCATGCCAAAAGAAAAGGCAAATGATATCTTAGCAAGAGCAAAAGATGAAGTAAGGGAGGCTACCCCAGAAGAAGTCGCTGGATTTTATGGGGTAAAACTATAGCAAATGAAAGAATACCTAAGATCTGATGGTGACACCTTAACCATTCCATATCTTGCTCCAACTGGAACAGACTCGGTTGTGTTTAACGTATATGACCTAGACCTAGAAGATTACATACAATCTGATGAGTCTTTATTAAAAAAGGCGACAGTAACGGCAGCCTCTGGAAATGGTACAACAATTACCTATACAGCATCAAACACTTTTGCTGTTGGAGACGTAGTTACCATTACTGGATTAACCACAACAACTGGATCTAGCCTAAATAAATCAAATGTTGTAATTGCAACTAGGTCAAATTCTCAATTTACTGTGACAAACACAACAACTGGAACTTCAACTGCCACACAGTCTGGAACAGCTACACATGTAACAAACACCTTTAATTTAATTTTAAATCAAGAAGTAACTGCATACGACAGAAGATTAAAGATTGAAATACAAGCAATTGACGCAAATACATATACAGAAGATGAATTTTACGGCAACTTAATTAGACCATATGCAACTGCACAGGAGATTGCAGACTATGGTGATATAACCATTGTTTCATCAAATCCTGGTCCAGGAGAAGCAACGCTTGCCCAATTAGTAAAAGAAGAAAAAAGAGCAAGACTAGTTATTAACTCAATTATTAATGACTCATTTACATTCAAATACAAGTCTGTTGGAACAATTGGTCAGGGAACTGATTTGCTATTTTTGGGTCAAAGAATTGAGTCTTATGACAAGATTATAAAAGACGATGAAACAGTTTATGATGCTACAGAAGACCCATCAGTAAATCTTTTAGAGTATCCATTAGCAATTTCTTCAAGTAAGTATAATCTAAAGGTTACGTTATCTGGAGAAAACATTGGCGAATGGACAGATGTAAGTGTATTAAAAAATCATGGATTCTTTGAAAAAAATAGCTCATATATAATTCGTGGAGAGTATGGCTGGAAGTACATACCAGTTGACATTAATCAGGCAGCCTGTGAACTAGCATCAGATATGATTTGTTCAGACTATGGCTATAGAAAGAAAGGCGTTAAGTCAATTAAAAATGATGCCTACTCAATTGAATTTAATCCAGGATCCGCAACAGGAAACATAATTGTTGATAATTTAATTTCTCCTTATAAGAGATTTGATATCTGGGCGGTGTAATAAATGATTTGTTTAACTGGATCATCATACACCATGAAGGCAGACATTTATGTTCCAACAAAAACTCAGGATCAAAATACTGGTGCAGTAATGAAAACTTGGGTAAATAGTAGGACAATCCTATGCTCCGCAAAAGGTATAGTTAGAGATACAATCTCAGATAATTCAAGTGCGGTTGATATTAAGAACTACCTAACAGCAGTTAGTAATATTGTAAAGATTAGATCAAAAGCTGCAATAAATTCTGAAGACAGAGTGGTTGCAATTAGAAACTCATCTGGTGTTGTATGGACTGAGGGTGATACCATATCTAGTCAGGGTGGTGTAGATGGTGCAACAATCTTTGAGCCAAGAGGAAGCACACCAATTATTGATTTTGATGGTAGAGTAATTGAGTATGAAACAGTACTACAAAGACAGGAAATCCAAACCCTGGAGTCATTATAATGGCTAGAAGGATAAACACCTCATCTTTAGATACCGTAACTAAGGCTAATAAGAAAAAACATATTAGAACTGGAAATATGGTTGAAAAAATTGTTGCAACAGTAAAGTTTAATTCAGAACTTATTAATCAAATAAACAATGAGCAAAAACCAAGAATACAAGAGCAGGGCTTAAAACTCATAGCTAAATACTTTGAAGCATATGTGGACAACTTGGCAAGAATGAATAACAATAGCTTTCATCACCTTTATGAGCCAGGAAGAACTGGAAATAAAGGATCAAGACTTTTTGAAGGATCTGTAAACAATAGAACAAAGCCAGTGCTAACTTATAATTTTACCCAATCTGTTCTTCCTGGAGATAGTGGATATGTTTTTGAAAATAGAGCCTTTGTAATGGAAAACGGAATACCGCTAAATATTAAAGCACAAGATTCAGAATATCTTAAATTTGAGTATGAAGGAGAGTTCTACTCAAAGAAACAGGTATATGTGGCAAACCCTGGAGGCACAGAAGTTGAGAACTCATTTACAGAAACCTTTAATGCATTTATGACTTCAATGGCAGATGATGCTTTAAGAGACTTAGGATTCTTCCAAAAAATTGAGCGTGGAATAGCAAATGAATCAAAGATTGCACTTGCTAGGGTATCTGCTGGTAAAATAGAAGGTATGGCACAAGAAGCAGCTAAATCCGCTAGTAGCATTGTTAGGAGGCTAAAGTAATGAATTATAAAAAACTTCCAATTAAGATTATTACAGAATATCTTTGGGATGAGTTTAATAAAGATTACCTTGCAGCCAAAGCAGCAAACCCAAAAAATAGTGGAGAAACAGATGCAGCCTATGAGACTAGAATTGCTGGAATTTGCATTTGGTCTCCTCATAAATATCCAGATTTTACACCATTTTTTCCAGTATCTGAAACTCAGGCAGCTAGTACAGATGTTACCCCATTTGTAATATATGACTTTCTATATTCTCCATCATCAGATACTAAATGGTTTATTAACTGTGAAAAAGCAGTTTTAACTATAATTGGAGAAATGTCTCAGATTTACTATGTAAGAAGTTTTATACATGAGGCACTAAGTAAGTTTGATGTATCTGCTCAGGAAATTAATGATTTTGCCCAAGATTCAGAAATTAAGTTTAAGTATGTTAAATGCGATCAGGCTAATTATATACTTGATGAAAAGAGAATTGACAGTTTTAAGCCTAAATTTGTTACTTCTTTAGTCCTTACATACGACTATACTAAGGTATAATACTCGTGGTATTATTATCTAGAGGAAGCAAGCCACGAAAGTCAAATCGTTTAAAATGACAGGAGGTGTAAATTTACACTATGGCAATTGGTAATGCAAATAATATTATTGTTGGTGCAGGTGCTCTCTATGTAGGCAACTCATCAGCAGTAGATACAGAACTTACAGAAGAGCACTTGGTTAACGCAACAGGCGTTAAGGGTTCTCTTCAGGCAGCAACAACCGTTAAGAGTCTTCAGAATCCAGATAATCTGGTAGCAAGCTCTAAGTGGGAGTCAGTTGGTTATACATCAGAAGGTGCTGAACTTTCTTTTGAACCAGATTACGGCGAAGTACAGGTTGATCAACTTCTTGACGTAGCTAAGATCTTCAAGCAAGGTCAAAGAGTTATGCTTAACACAACTCTTACAGAAGCTACTCTTGAGAATCTTCTTGTAGTCGTTGGAGGTGCAGCAGGTGACTTGACAGCATCAGGTGCAGACCTAGATGTTTTCAACATCAATGCAGGATCGCTAGGTGTTTCCCCAATTGAAAGAAGTCTTTGCTTGGTAGGTCCAGGACCTGAAGAAAAGGCAACCACAGGTAAGAAGGTAGAAAGAATCTACGTTGCTTATCGTGCACTTTCAATGGACACAGTAACAGTTGGTGTTCGTAGAAATGAAGCAACGGTTTTCCCTGCTTCGTTCCGTCTACTTGGCTCAACCGATAATTCTATTGGCGGAAACGCATCATATGGAAAGATCATTGACAGAGTATTCACTCCGTAAATATAACTAAATATTAATAATGGGCAGGAGAAATCCTGCCCATTATTGCTATAATAAATAAAATATAGGATATAATTAAAGGGAACAAAGGAGAATTTAATGGCAACTAAAGTATATGAAAGTGTTGAGCTAGAGCTTCTAGACGGCAAAGTAGTAAACATCAAGCCCCTAAATCTAAAAAACTTAAGAGAAGTAATGAAAGAATGGGCAAAAGCCCAAGAAGCTAAGACAGAGGACGAGTTTCTTGATACTCTAATTAGCTGTACTCAGATTGCTTTCAAGCAGTATGATGCTAGTCTTGCTGAAGATCGTGACGCATTGGAAAATGCTCTTGATATTCAAACAATGTACAAAATCTTGGAGGTGGCTGCTGAAATCAAGCTTAACGACCCAAACCTCGTAGCGATGGCTCAGGAACTGGTTGGAACGAACTAGATCTTGCGGAGCTAGAGGCAGAAGTGTTTTTGCTTGGGCATTGGAAAGACTATGATGAACTTGAAAATAGTTTATCAATGCCAGAACTAACAGCAACATTAAAAGCTATGTACAGTGCAGAATCAAGAAAAAATAAATTTATGGCATCCCTCCAAGGTGTAAATTTAGATTCTTCTGATAGCGATGACAATTCTGAAAAGCAGCCATCAACATTAAAAGATATACAGGCGAAAGCTATGGCAAGACTTTCTGGTGATAACGAAAAGGCATCATCAGCAGTACAGTACGGATTTACCCCAGACATGGGTGTTGAATACGATATTATAAGGAGTGGTGAGTAATGGCTGATGTGAATGCCACATTTGTATATGATGCAGATTTTACATCAGCTATTTCTCAAACTCGTTTACTTTCAAGAGAGCTTAGTGTTCTTAATAACTCATTTAACTCACTAGATAAAGATGCAAGAAAAGTAAGAGATCGGTTTGCCGAAGTATTTAAGGCAGATGTTGGAGATCTTGGTGCCTTCAGTGCAAGGACCGTAGACATTACTTCCAATATGGATAATTTTGGAAAAGCACTAGACAGAAACAAACTTAAACTTCGTGAATATGCCCGTGAAGCAACAAGGGCTTTTCAGGCAAATAGCAATACCAGAAAACTGGCAGAAGACCAGGTAAGAAGAACAAAGGCAGACCTAGTTGATCTAGGTATGGATGCCAATGGAAGACGTAAGGGAATTCTTGTAACCCCACTACGCCTTGACATGTCTGATATGCAGACACAAATGGAAGTAGCAAGAAAACAGTTTTCTATATTTAATAAACTTGTTAATGATGGTGCTACGCAACTTATTAACTGGGGTAAGAATACCCAATGGGCAGGTAGACAGCTCACAGTAGGTCTGACAGTCCCTATGACCATGTTTGCAACAGCAACTATAAAAGCATTCAACGATGTTGATAGAGAACTTACAAGGTTCCAAAAAGTTTATGGATCAGATTTAGTTGGTGCTACAACTCAGGCAACAAATGCTATTAGAGCACAAGTACAGGCTCTTGCAGTAGATATTGCTGGATCTTATGGTATTGCAGCAAAAGAAACAGCAGGACTAGCAGCAGACTTAGCAGCAACTGGTCTTGAAGGACAAAAACTCCTTGACTCAATTAAACAAACAACAAGGCTTTCTGTACTTGGTGAAATTGATAGACAAGACGCAATGAAGACAACGCTGTCTTTGCAAAATGCTTTTAATATGAGCACACAAGAACTTGCAGAATCAATTAACTTCCTTAACGCAGTTGAAAACCAAACCTCTTTGTCTTTGCAAGATTTAACAGAAGCAATTCCAAAAGTTGGTCCAGTTGTTCGTGCACTTGGTGGAGACGTAAAAGATCTTTCTGTACTTATGGTTGCAATGAAAGAAGGAGGAATTAATGCAGCAGAAGGTGCAAATGCATTAAAGTCTGGTTTAGCCTCTCTTATTAATCCAACAAAAGCAGGTTCTGAAGTTGCCAAACAGTATGGTATTGACCTTGAAGATATTGTAAAAAGAAATAAGGGTCAGCTCCTACCCACCGTCCTTGAATTCCAAAAAAGCATGCAAACCCTTGATGATCTTGGTAAAGCAAAAATTATTGAGCAACTGTTTGGTAAATATCAATTTGCTCGTATCTCTGCACTGTTTGATAACTTAAATACAGCAGGATCACAAACAAAACAGGTTATTGAGCTTATGTCTGCATCAAACTCTGACCTTGCAAGAGTTGCAAATGAAGAAATTAAGACTCTTACGGAATCTGCATCTATGAGATTCCAAAGATCTATGGAGTCAATTAAAGCAGCCCTATTACCAGTTGGTGAGGCTATTGTTAATTCAGTTCTTCCATTCATGGAAAAGTTTGCAGGAGTCCTTGATAGAGTAATTAATTTTGCACAAAATCTTCCAGGTCCAGTAAAAAGTTTTCTAAAAGTAGTGACTGGAATTACAGCAATTGCTGGTCCACTCATTATGATGACAGGTGTTCTTGGAAACTTCCTTGGATACATTGTTAAGGGTGCAATGGCATTTGTAAACCTTGGAAGAACAATTCGTGGACTACCAACTGAAAAGTTTGCACTTATGGATGATGCACAAATTGCAGCAGCTAAAGCAACAGACATAGTTACAATATCTATTGAGAAACAAAAAGCAGCAATGGTTGGCTTAAACAGGGTAATGATGGATTACTATGCATTACTTAATAAGCAAGCTGCAAAAACACCAAACCTATTTAATGCTCCAGTTCAGGCTGCTGCACCTGCAGCACAAAGTGGTGCCAGACCTGTTATAAGAAGAATTAAACGACAAAAGGGTGGTGCAGCATGGGTTCCAGGATCTGGTAGTGGAGATAAAATTCCAGCACTACTAGAACCTGGTGAGTTTGTAATAAATCGTAATGCTGCTAAACAATATGGTGGCGTACTAGAAGATATGAATAATGGTGTTCCAAGATTTGCTACTGGTGGTAAAATTCCTGGATATCGTCTTGGTAATACAGAACTTGCAGACCAGCAAGAAAGAGATAGAGCTTCAAGGCTTCAAGCAGAAATAGATGCTATTGAACAAATGCCTAGAGGAGAGCAAGCAAGAAGAGGACCAGCCCCGAATGCTGATGTTAAAAGATGGAATCCTAAATTTGTATTTGGTCTTTCTAAGGGAGAAAATGAGTTTATAAACGATCTTGGTTTTGGAAAACCAGATGGAAACAGAAAGACAGAATATATTAACCTTAGAAATAAAATTTTGTCAGAAATTGGATCAATGGATATTGATCCAAGACAAAGATCTTTTATAATAAAAAATCTTAATAGTGGAGTTAGCCCAGCAGATCTTCAGTCACAATTGGTTATAGCTCAGGTACTTGACAATCTTTCCGATTCACCAGAAATGAAAGCTATTACATCACCAACCATGAAAGCTAGAATAGCTGCAATGAGAGTTCTTCCAAAACTTAGATCTAGGGATGTTATGTCCTTTAAAGAAGTTGATCCAAGTCTTGAAACAAGAGTTGGGGGAAGAAAGCATCCATGGGTAGATGATAAAATTGGTGGCGTTAACGCTGGAGATAGAGCAAGATCTTCAAGCTATTCATCAGCTTTTGATCAATTTGATATTGCTTCAAGGCTTCCTACTGGTGCAATTGAAGAGGCTAGAAGGCTTGGCATCCCAGATGATTTAGCAAAAATATATTTTGGTTCATCTTTAGAAGATCCTTCAATTAGAAGAAGGGGGACTAGGAATGCCTCTCATGGATCAAGATTTGCTCAATTTGGTCGTATAAGAATGATAAGAAGACAAAGTGGTGGACCAATTAGAGCAATTCGTGGTGTCAAAATGCCAGAATCTTATGCTACAAAACTTGGCACAATCAGGCAGTCAATGGCTAATGCAAATAAAGAAGCCATGTCATCTAATGTTCCATTGGCAGAACTTGGATCAAGACAGTCAAGAATTGGTGGACATAGTTCTGCTATTCCTGGCGTAAATGGAGTTTATGAAATAAATGGTCAGCGTTATGTTGTAAAGGGTCACGATACGGAAGATTCTGCAAGAGCAGAAGCAGACATGGCAAGAATTACAAGAGAAGTATTTGGACTACAAACTCCAAATCAAGAAGTGATTAGAATTAGGCATCCAGAAACTGGAGATCTAATGTTTGCCGTTCGCTCTCCATACGATGATGCTTTTGCAAGTTCAACTGGAACATTTTCTGAAGGATCGGTATTTGGTCAAATTGTTGCAGCAGCCGTAAGAAGAGACAAGGATCTTCAGCCAGGAAACCTATGGGATAACGTAGTTGCAGATGTTGGTCAAGCTGGAATTATGAACAGGGCTTCACAGCCTAGAACTAAGACAGGCGTAACTAATAGCGTATTAGAACAGTTAGCAATTAATCTTGGAATGGTTAAAGGTGGAGCAAGAAGTCACGGTGCAGAGGGATGGAATGCAACAACTGCAAAAATGACAGACGAACAAATTGCTGCAGGAATTAAAAAGGCTGCCCAAGAAGCAAAGTCAAAACTAAGTACAGCAGATATTCCAGAGGACTTTGCATACATGGTAAGGGATTTAGATGATATACTCTCTTCTGATTTAGGTCCATTTATTGCTCATCTTAGAACAGTTACTCCAAAGGTTAAGAAGCCACCTACCGAAGCAGCAATAGCAAAGAAAGAACAGCAAAAAATATTAGACCGTGAAGAAAGACAATCTGCACTAGAAGCAGGTTATCCAGCATGGGCAATGCAAACTGGTGCTTGGGTTCCTGGAAAGGGGGAGGGAGACAGAGTACCTGCCCTACTTGAGCCAGGAGAGTTTGTTGTAAATAAGAAAGCAGCTAAACAATATGGCGGAATGCTTGAAGATATGAACTGGAATATAGCTCCAAGGTTTATGAGAGGTACACCTCCAATGGGACAAATGCAAGGAACTGGGCAAATGCCAGGAATGGCAACTGGTGCAGTTTCAGGTGGATTGATGGCAGCAAGTATGGCTACATCAATGATGCTTCCAGTAAACAATTTTACTGACGCTCTTAATAAAGCTATTATGGGGCTATCTGCATTTACTGGAATTCTTTCTGCCTTGCAAGTTTTGGGTGGAAGAATGGGTGGCGGAATTGGAGAAAGCCTTTCTGGACTAATGACTCCAAAACCAGGCTCAAGGGGATCAGAGATAATAGATTCAGCAACAAGTCTTTTAGACATAGGAAAAAAGAAAATGGGTGGCACAAAAATTGCTGCATCCAGAGGATTTGCTGCCTCACAGCTAGCTGGTGATAATAAAGCAAAGTCTTTGGCAAAGGGAGCAACAAGAGGTGCTTCTAGGCTTGGAAGTGGCGTGTCCTCCATAGGAAAGGGCATGGCTTTAAGAGGTGCTGGTGCTGCGGTTGGATTATTGTCAAACCCAGTTGGATGGGCAATACTTGCCGTAACAGCAGTAACTAGTGCAGTTGTTGCCTATAAAAAATCTTTAGATTCTGCTAAAAAAGCAGCAGAGCAAACATTTGGTGCAAGTAAAGCAGAAGCAGAAGCGTTTGGAGTAGAGCTTAAAAATATTGGTGAAACAATAAAGGCTAATCAAGAATATACAAAAACAATTGGTGCACAGGCACAACAGTCACAATCTACCTCAATGAGGCTAGATCCAGAAAAAGAAGCAGCAGTCCTTGGTGCAAATCAAGATCTTACAAAAAGATTAAGAAACCTTTCTGAAACTAGATTAGGAACAACAGTAGGTTTGGGTGGAGATAGATCTGCTCAAGGAGCATCACTATTAACTGCAAAGTATGCATCGCTATTGCAACAAGGATTCTCAGAGGACGATGCAAATGTAATGGTTAGAACTTTAGCCAAGGCATCAGGTGCTATGGATGCCTATGCACAATCTGTAAATAAGTTTGGAATGATAAAGGCAGATGATCCTGCATCAATTATTAAAGCTCAAATGGAAGGTGTTAAAACATTCCAAAACATCGGAGGTATTCTTGATCAAGGAGAAAGGGCTGGATTTGCAGCAGGAATTAAATCTGTTGTAGAACAAATTAATTTACTTCCGCCAGAAGATCAGTATACTGGACTAAAAACCTTACTAACTCAAATAGAAAATTTAGATACAAGACAGTTAAAGATTGCACAACAATCTATCATTGATATGACAAAAGAAACATATGGAGAAGGGTCTCAGTTATTTAACACTCAAAGAGCAATTCAAGAAAGAACTAATAACTCATTTAGCATTAAAAATTTATCTACATATGATGATGTTTTTACAAAGATAAAATCTGGTCAAGGTATCTTTGGTGGAATTGACAATGAGCAAGCAACAAAAGTAACAGCAGCACTAACCTCAGCACTTGAAACTGGTGCCATCACTGATCAACAGCTTAAAGCCTACCAGGTAAAAATTGAAGAAGATCCAGGCAGCATAGATGAAATTGAACAAGAACTTGACAAGGCAACAAGAGATCGCCAAGTAAAAATTGAAGCAACAATTAAGTATCAAGAAAAACTTGCAGAAGACTATGAAAAAATTAATAAAGAAATTATAATTAAGCAAAATGAATTACAAGCTGCAATAGAAGCTAAAAATGCTGCAATTGAAAAAGAAGAAGAAGCATTTAAAAAGAGTCAAAAAGCTGGTCAAAAGTACATCAAGGCTAAGCAAGAAGAAATTAAGGTTATTGATGAAACTGCAAATAAAGAAATAGATGCTATTGAAAAACAAACCGATGCTTACCTAAAGGCATTTGAAAAGCAAGATGCTGCAGAAAAGTTTAAGTCACAGCAAAGAGGAACTATGCTTGGTGGCTTGGGGGCACTTGCACAAGGAGACGTAATTGGCTTCTTAGAAGCACAGCAACAAGCAGAAGAAAATGCAAGAGAATATTCACAATCAGAAGAAATAAAAGCTATTGAAGAAAAAAGAGATGCTGCCGTAGAAGCTATTGATCTTGAAAGAGACAAGCGTATTGAAGCAATTCAGGAAGAAATTGATAAAAGACAAGAAGCACTTGAAAAGCAAGCAGAAGGTCATGAAGCACACATGCTTAGACTTCAAAAAGAACGTGATCAAATGGCTACAAATGCTTCAAAAACCATTGCTGAGATGCAACAAACATCTGATGCAATTGCAGGAATTCAAGGTAATCCTGTAATAGTTGACTGGCTCACTTCATTCAAAGACAAAGCAACAGCAGCAGCACAAGAAGCAGCAATTATAAATTATCTTATTAAAAATCCAGCATCTACTGTTAAAGAGGCATTTGAAGCAGTTCGTAATGATTTATATCAAAAAGATCCATCATACAAGGCAAAGGTTACTGGTACTGGAAAAGAAGCTCCAGCAAGTTATGCAGATGGTGGATATATATCTGGACCAGGAACTCCAACTTCTGATTCAATTCCAGCAATGCTTTCAAATGGCGAGTATGTAGTAAAAGCAAGTTCAGTAAGAAAGTTTGGAAAAGCAACCTTTGACTCGCTAAATAACGGAGAGCCAGTAGCAATGTATGCTGATGGCGGATTTGTAAATCCAACAAGATCTGGAAGAAAGGGGGGCAATCCATACGGAATTAAAAAAGACTACTACTCTCTTGGGTACCACACTGGTCAAGATTACGCTGCTGAGGTTGGAGATGACATTCTAGCAGTAGCATCTGGAAGTATAGTTGGTGCAGGTTTCTCAGGAGCCTTAGGAAACTTATTGACCATCCAACATGCTAATGGGATTAGGACATACTATGCTCATTTAAGTAAAATATTAAAAAAGAGTGGTGAAGTTAAGGGAGGAGATCATGTTGCAGAGGCAGGATTTAGTGGTAATGTTATTCCTAAGGGTCCAGAAGGAGCACACTTACACTTTGAAGCAAGAAAGTCACCTTATGGATTCAACAAAGATTCTATATTAAATCCAAATAGCTATTTATCAGGATCATCTTCTATAGGTGGTGAAGATGTTGATGCTGGAGTACAAGGTACAAGAACATTAGAAGAAGCTATTAAATTGGCATCCTCATCTGGAAGAGGAACAGTAGAAGAATTGACAGATCTTATGACTAATGGTGCAGCAGCAATATACACACCATTTACTGGAAGACAATTTGGCGGATCTATGACAATGAACAAGCCTTATCTAGTTGGTGAAAATGGACCAGAAATCGTAATGCCTTACGGATCAGGAAGTAGAGTGGAGCCTAGATTTAATGTTGCAAATGCATCTAGTTCGGTAGCTGGGGTAAGGCAACCAGTAGGTGATATAATAAATAATACAACTGGTGGAGATACATACATTAATCTTTCTGTTAATGGTGTAAATGATCCCAATAAAGCAGCACAAAGGGTTATGGAAATTATTTCTATGGAACAAAATAGAAGAGAGTTTGGTAGGGGCAATTAATGGCTAATGCATCATTAAGCAAAGTATGGTTAAGACCATCATTATTAGTATTCTCAGCCACTGAACCAATTCAACAAACCTGGAATATAGCCTCTATTGCAAGTACAGATAGTGGAACAAAGGTACAGTATACAACAACTGCAAATCATGATTTTGTAGTTGGCGATCAAGTTACTGTATCTGGTGCAACAACTGCTGGATATAATTTTTCTACTCCAAAGGCTATTACAAATGTAACAAGCAATACCTTTAAGGTTGATAGCACAGCTACTGGATCAACAAGTACTGCAGTTGTTTTGGGAAGCAAGTGGGACTTTGGTACCTCAACTCCACTTTACCTTACAGATGATGGAAGAGACCCACTACAAGTTACCCCACAAAGACTAGAGTTTAGAAGAAGAATGATTGATGGAACAATGAGGTCTCATTATGTTACAGATAAAAATCAATTTTCAACATCTTGGAAAGAAATTCCATCTAGAAAAATAAATAATGGATCCAATATAACTTCAGATGGATTTGGGGCAGGTCAAGACATAAAGGACTGGTATGAAAATACACCTGGTGACTTTTGGATGCTTGCAGTATATGATGGTGTTTCAAACAAAGAAGTTCGCTCATCAGCAGAAAAATACCACGTCTTCTTTGAATCATTTAATTTTACAATTTCTACAAGAGGACAGTATAACGATCTTTGGGATGTTTCCATCACATTGGTGGAGGCTTAAATGTTAACTACTGGTGTAGATGCCATTGACAATTCTTTTAAAAAACAAAGCTCAGTAAAATCAGAGCACAAAATTATTTGTGAGTGGAATCAAAATGCTTATACACAAATAGATTTTGTTGGATCATATCCAATATCAATTTTGGCAACAAGCTCCGACCCAACTTATGCAAAAACATTTAATACAGATTCCGATGCAGGTGGATGGGATAATGGCGGAAACTATTTAGTAACAAGCACAACTATTGATGGAACAGTAAC